GGGTTCGATGGGCTGTACAACTGCTTTATGTAAGCGGGTGAGATATCCCAGCCTGCATATGCGTCCATTCCACAGCTCTCTCGAAAGAGACCAGTGGAGTAGGACTTAGCAGCGTTGACTTTCAAGCCAGCGCTAGCTAAAGCAGCGTATAGTACCGGTATTGAGTCTGTAGGGATGACAATGTCATCCCCGAAGACTCTGACACTGGGAAGCACCTCCATCCACCTCTTAATCGACCAACCGCGCGCCTGCAATACAGCAGAAACGCAGAAGGTTAGAAAAAGGATGGTCTGGATCGGAAAGGTGCAAGCACTCCCCATAGGCGCGAATTTTCGAAAGCGGTGGTGTTGGCCTTTAAGCCTATACCACCGCGATCGTGACGCGTGTAGGGCATCTAGCAAGGATGTTTCACCATCCTTACTGAATAGATACTCTACAAGTCTTGTGCTTATCCTATCACTAGCGGCCGACAGGTCGACAGTAGATAGCTCGCCGTTAGACGAGGCCTCCAGGGCCATCCGCTGGGAAGCGGTCTGGTCTCTAAAGGATATCGATAAGCTAAGGACAGTATCGTTTACGCGATCGACTAGAAAGCGTTCGACTGCCCCCTGCATCCACTGATGAGCAATAGGTTCCTTGCAAATGATGCGAGGACCTTTTTGCGTCTTTGGGACGCACAAGACTACCGAAGGATACTCGTTCTCTGACGGTGCTAGGCCAAGCTCTAGTTGAGACTGGCCTAAGTCGTGAGAGGCGAAGAAATCCCATGGGAAGTACTGCTGAAGCTTCCTCGGCCAATCCTTAAACTCATACTTGAGTGGATTGCCCGGGTCAGCAACAGCCCCAGGGCCATGCTTAGGACGTGAAGACCAAGGATCGAAAACGCCAATGACAGAGGAAACTCTGTCACATACCTGGCGGTAAAGACCCCAGTCGACCATGCCGTACGACTCTTCCGGGATTATTCCAGGAAGGGTCGGATCAGAAGGAGAAGGCTCTCCCCAAAGGGGATGACCCGATCTTCTGGCCCATATAGGATCGTCAAGATCCCAAGTACCAGCATGATGATCCGGCATCCTTGACTCAATGTCAAGGAATTCGTTGAGCGTCGCTTCCGTGCGGCTCTCATCGCAATCAACCTCCAACTTCTTCGCCATCAGTAACCACTGATGGACGAAGGCGATGGCGGTGACATCCGGATCAGTCTTAAGCGTACCATCTTCATCGAAGACTAACGACAGCAAGCCCCACAAATAAGCAGGGCGGCGATCGCATGAAGACTTACGCCCAAAGCCACAAGGCCTGGGCATAAAAAATAAGTCTAACATAGCTTCGACTGCGAGCGACCTACGAAAGTAGGCGCACATATCGAGGTGGGTAATCGTAATGAACGATCCACCCTCCGCGTTAAGCGCAGATTGGAGGCGAGAAATATCTCTTTCCATCTCACTCTTGATGGTTGGGTACTGGTATACGATGTCCTTTGCAAGGGCATCGTACAGCTCAGTAAACGTTGTAACGTAGCTTTTCACGTACACACCTTTCGTGTTGTGCGTCTACGGCTGCGAGTCAAATACTCACAAGCCTAGAGAGGCAGCGAAGTTAGCTGTCTCCCTGGACGATGGCCGCAAGTTGTGCGGCAACCAGTACACCCAGCGCGTCGGACAAGTGGTCCAACATCGCCGGGTCACTGCCGACCTGTCCGCGAAGCGTCGTCGAAACCGTCATTACTGACGGAAGCGCAGGCGCCGCGGGGATCTGAGTCCATTCGACCAGCACGTTGTGCTGATCGAAAGGAGCACCATTCGACGTAGTCGAAGAGTGCCGAATCTTCAGGATAATGCGCTCCGTAGCCGAGATCAATCGGTATTCGGAGCCATAATTGTCCTGATTAATTCGAGTCAGAACCTTAGCGACAGCGTTGATCGTAAGGGTCAGGGTATTTGCAAGCATCGTTTACTCCTTGGCGTTGTTCGCCGTTTCAAGGTCTCCACCTTGAAACGCCTAGCGAGCCAAGGATCGACAGCTGATGTCCCGTTAACGGGGACAACCGGAAGCTCGGAAGGGATGGGTTAAAGACGAGCGTACGCGACTTGGTTTCAGCCAAGACAGTACCTTCTGTACAAAACAGACGGTTACCAGTCTTGTCAACGGGACCAAACTGCGCAGGACCGGTCATAGACCGGGACTGGTGAGTCATGATACATGCGCGATCAAGCGTATATATCCGACCGCTCGAATTGGCCTGCAGAAAGGCACCGACATTATAGAAGTAATCTATAAGCCAGGACCACGGCAGAGCCTCCCATATATTCGCAGTAATGCTAGCTGGGTTCAATCCCAGGATAGCAGATGCCACCGCGTGCGGTGGCGGGCTGCGAAGCGGATGACCCGAAGGAAGAGGTGTAGGTTTGATGCGAATCGAACCCCACACCTTGACTGAGGACAGTCCAGTGGCTATCACGACTTTGTTCAGATTACCGATCGTTACAGAGTAACTAACGGAGGTCGGAGCAGAGTTAGAGTATAGCCCAATCTTCCGAGTATATCCGTCCTTGGTATGAATCCGGTCAAGCTCCTTCTCTCGCTTAGCGAAAGAATCGGCAAAACCGGTCATAGCCACAAGATCCGACACCAGAGGCGCCCATCCGAAGTTCCCAGAAAGCCACATTTGAGCCGGTAATCTACGATCACCGGGTCTAGGGCGATTTCCTGCGGACTTCAGAAGGTTAAAACGCCCGAGTTGGCGGATAAGACTAGGCAATTCCCGCAATTCGAATAGAAAAGTGGGAAGAAGAATTTCCGGACGAAGTGGATTAGCTTGTGCGAAAAGTTTCGCGGCTAAGTCACCTGGTACCGAGAAATTGGGAGCAGTGGCCCTACGAAGATCGTAGATGGAAGACGGCGCTACGCCGTTTACAATAACCGCGTCTGTTGACGAGTTAATGTATTTTCCGCCAATGAGCCCACCAGTGACCCTAGTGCGATTCATAGCGAATGCATTAGGGGACACATGGTCTCCTGCATCATTGCTGACTGAAACGGATTCGATGCCAGTGTCCGAG